TACACTCAACTAAATCATCAGATCCATAATCTAGATCTCCCCAAGTGATATTGGTTATAATTGGATTGATTAATTCCCAAGTCTCAACTGTATCCACATCTGGCATAAAAGTCCCTTGAGAATCAGTTGTATCATTAGCACTACCTCGGCTTTTTCCAAAGTCTATTTGTTGTATTCGGATTGTCCTATTATTTCCAGTCGGAGCATCTTCAGAATAATTTGACTTTCCTGTTAATCCATTTCCAAATGAGTTTCCAATTGTTGATGCTTTTTCTGGTGTTGTTATTGGGCTATTGGCAGCATTTCTGTCACCAATCTTGCCTAATGTATGTGTCTCTGTTGTAGGTGGCGCATAACCAGAATTATTAAGCATTTCGTAAAGCATCTGAGATGTATCAAATTGTCCTCCGGTACCATTCATATCAACAAACGTTATTTTAATTGGTTGCCACCTAACAAGGCCCGGATAGTTAAAGTAGTGATTCATAAGCCGATATTCTTTTGTTGCGACCTCAACAGCGGGCTTAGTCACGGATTTAACATTAGGAAGAAAAAATCCCGTCCCAAATGAAACAATGAAACGGGATTTGATTTTAGGATGAAGATTTGGAGAAGTCCAGAAAGACATTTTTAGTTATCATAAAAAGTTTTGTCGTCTGGAATTGTTCCTAGTTGATTATTGAAGCCTGTCTGAGCAGCGTCGGCATTAGCACCGATCTCACATACGGCCCAGTCATAACGAAGTTCAAGTTCAATTTGTGAAAGATCATCGCTTTCATAATCAAGTTCACCGAACTTAACAGACTTGATGAATGGATTCTTAAGAGTCCACATCTCAGTAACATTTCCATCAGAATCAATTTGCTCAATCACAAGGTAACCAACCGCAGAAGTAGATTTGCCTTTTGATATAGACGAAAGATCAGCAGGAGATCCGGGAATTTGATATCCGGAAGCAACAACTAAAGCATTTGTTTGAGCAACAGCACCCGGAGACACTGGATCAACAAGAGTCATGGCAATTGTATCCCATTCAACTCGTCCCGGAAAGTAAAAGTTGTGATTGAGATAAGAGTGCTTTGACTCAGTGATGGTATATGAAGGCTTTGCAACCTTCTTCGCAAACCAAACGATGTCTCCACCGTTCATTCCTTGGAATGTAATCTTAAACCTAAATCCTCTTTTAGGATCTTTAGAGTTAGCGTTGTATTGTTCAGACCAAAAAGCCATTGAATTAATCTCCTATTTATATTAATTATGCTGCTATACGAATTCCGCACCAGTGTTAGTAACAATTAGGTCAACAACAATGTACTCAATTGCTCTAGTTGGCTTGATAAAGACCTTAGCATAAAGGATATTTCTATCAATAAGGTCTGCTGTGGTAGTGGTCTCATCAAGAACCACTTTGTATTCAGTTACACCAAAGTTAGCTTTAACATTTGAGAGAACTTCGTCTGCTTGAGTCTTAAATGAAAGCCAAGTAGCATTAACGTTTGGTTCAAAGAGAAGACCTCTAGAGATTCTTGAAAGCTCGCCTTTGAGATAGATAAGCAATCTGCGGACATTAATTCTGTCAAGAGCAGATGGTGTTGCTTGAAGTGTCTTTTGTCCAAAGACAACGATACCTTCGCCGGGGAATGAAGCAATTGGGTTAATGTTGATTTGGTACAATTTGTCTCTTTCTTTTGAGGTAAGAGTTCCATCAACGTTCACAACGCCGGGACCACCTACACCACCGAGAGGATTAAGACCACCTCTGGTAAATCCAGCAGGAGCAAACCAAAGATCAGATTGTCTATCAGAACTTGCAAAAGCACCAATTGCGGCCACTGAAGGAGGAGCCCAAAGTTTACCGGAGTCAACACCAGTGTTTGCTTGGATTTGAACCCATGGGTAGAAAGCACAGCCATAACTTGTATTGAATTTTCTTTGGCGTACTTTTCTGATAACGCTATCTACATTACCGACTGCTGATTCCTCATCTTCAGTTGCTGGCTTATAGCCATCTTCAAGATCAATAATTCCAAGAAGATCTTTTCTGTCCTCGCACATTGAGATAACTTTGTCAGTGACTGTAGTATTGGTAACGCCGGGAATTGACAAAGAGTTCGCAATTACTTGCTCTGAGTTTCTGATTGTATCAACTGCTTTGATCAAAGAGTAAACAGCATAGTTATTAGCAGCGGTATCACCAGAAAGAAGAGTGTTTCTGAATGGTTCTTTCTCTGTAATATCAAGTCCGTCAAATCCACCCCAAACAGGCATAACAAACTGTCTGATTTCTACACCGTCAGTAACACCAGTATCATCACCGAGGAGAGCCGAAGCACCCGAAACGGCTGTATATGAATCACCAGCGGCACGAGAACCAGAGCGGTAAGTAGCAATACGACTTGAGCCGGTTGCAACAACATCGTCTAGAGAAAATGCAAATGAGTACTCGTAACCTGTTGCTGGATCTGGTGCGTAGTTATTAGCACCAATGTTTAATCTTCTAACATAATCAACGTATCCATTATCAACTCTAGAGTTTGAACTAGCTTCCATTGGTCTGATACCAAAGTAAACATCAAATTGATCAACAGGGTTTCCTTCTGATCCCTCACCACGAAGAGCGATTTGTGGGAATCGGAAAGAGGCTGTGAAGTCTTGTGGTAACCAAGCAAATTCACCGCCGGTTCTATCGCTTGGAGATTGAGGTGAAGTGTCATCAACAAAAGCATCTGCGAAAGCAGCAGCCGAACCTGATGAAAGAGAACCAAAGTCTTGTGCGGCCGCTGATCCAGAAATCAAAGTGAAGCCTTTTGGACGAACAGGACCTAAGAAACCAAATGGCGCTAAACCTTGAGCACCACCATCAGAAACAATGGCATCAACCTCAACTCTAAAGTAGTTTGAAAGGTTTGGCTCATCACCAGAAACATCATATTTCTTTTGCGTGTCATTCCAAGTGTATTTTGTATTACCGATTTGCTTTACAATATAAGAATCAGATTGTGGATTAAGATTAACACCAGTAAACTCTTCTAGAACATTACCAGCTAAGTCCATAAATTGAATATTGAAAGAAGCAAAAGGGTTAACAGCAGTATCAATTGGAAGTGAAATATCAGAAATACCAACTAATGTTGATTTCTGAATATCGTCTCCACCGTGAAGCGATACAAAGCGGAAAAGCTTCTGATTTGATGAAATTGGATCAAAATCAGCAGCAGCACCTTGATCTTGAGCAAAGACCCAACCAGATTGTGCTGGTTCGTGTCCTTCGTTATGTTCTGCCCAATTGTAAGAACCGCTTTCCAAAGGAAGAAGAATAGCGTGAACATCACCTGCGGTAGCGCTACCAGTAACATTGTCTGCTACAAAGCGATCAAATGTTTCTCCAAGCCAGTAAGTCTTTGTAGATCCAGCAGCCACAAGGCTGCTATTGGTCAACACAGGATTTGTATTAAATTGGCTTCTAATATATTTTGAATTGTCGCTTTTATCAAAGTTAAAAGAAATTTCTTCAATCTTTTGTCTAGAACCATTATAAAAAACAGCTTTAAATTCTTGATTTGCACCTTGAGATTGAATCAAGATGCCTGCTGATGATGTCAGATCGGTTGAACCTTTCTCACCGTATGTACCAGACAAGGTCATATAACCAGAATTAACATAGAAAACAGCACCAAGTGAACCAGTAACTGCTCCATCTGTTGAGCCAGAGTTTACTAGGAAAAGACCATACGCTGCTTGGTTGTTAGTTGCTGAAGTGGTAGCGCCGGCAAATTTCCATCCGGGCTGAGTTCCGTTGCTGTCAATTGGAGCATTAGAATTTTCATCACCCAACAAACGAACAAAAGTCACAGGAGTGGTGTCCGAAGCAAGATGTGCTTGTGCGGCTAAAGCAGCATATTGTGGTCCTTGAAGGTTACCATCTCTCCATACGTCAGTATTATTACCAGCAGAACCGATAACAGGTGCTCCAAACACATCAACAAAATCTTCATATGATCTAATGCGAATTGGTTGCATAGCAGGACCGCGACGGGCTCTACCAACCAAAATTGGACCCGCAGCGATTGCATCTGCTGGAAGTACCGAGTTGTCAATCTCTCTAATGTTTACACCGGGAGACAAAAAGTCAAATTTAACAGCCATTAAAGTATCTCCTATATTTTAATGTTATTCGTAATAAATAGTTATTTAAATAGCCAATAACCCTATCATACATAATTCTTGTCGTCACTAATATTTTTAACTATTCTTTCTCCGACTAATTTCACTTCAACAATGTTTTCTTTTGTGACGACTTTAGGCTGTGGGTCGTTAACACCCTCGCCATGAACATAGCCTAATACTTTAATATCAATCTTGGTTGAGAAATATCTTTCATCTTCTCCGAGGTTTGAGGTATTGTTGTCTTGAGAAAAGTCTTGCTGGATAAACGCTTCATAGCGATATCCATTTTTTTCAAAAACAAATGAGTTAATTTGTCCCGTTCCTGATATAAAAGGAACGATTAGTGAATTCATTTGCTGTTGATATTCTGTTCTAATGTTTATACTATAAACAATTGACACATAAACAGGAATCGGAGTATAAACTTCTTCATAAACAATCTTCTTGGTTGTTGTATAACCATTATTATTTTGACCTTGGGTCTCAAAGTTTACCTCGTTTTCCATAAACTCCGAGGACTTAACAGATTTAATTTTTCTTCCAACATGGTAAGGTCTGTTTTTGTATCCTCGGGGGCCCGATGAAGGTAGGGCATTGTGTGCTTGATATGAGCCTTTAAATGTAGGATCTTTAGTCACAGATGTTCGGTTAATGGTTATGATAGGCAAACGGAGTTTACCCGAAGAATCACGCAGGGTTACATCGTTTTTGATTTGAAAAGCACGTTCTGCGGCCATCCATAATACTGGAACTTTCTTGAAACCACCATTTGAGGTTACATGAAGATTTAAGGCATCGTCAATATATTCAAACATTCCAACATCAATATTTTCTAAAGATGATCCTTGAACTGCATATCCATCTGTTTCAACTGCCATTGAACACTCCATCTCTTGCTCTTATACAATCTGCTGTGACTTCGAAGCGATGTTCAATTTGTCCAAACAATTGTTTTGGTTCATTTAATTTAATTATCTCGTAATAAAATTCTCCGTATCTCACGAAGTCTCCCTCACGAACAAAAAGGTTTTGATCTTCTGTCAATCTTCTCTTGTGAAAGTTGACTTTGATGTTGGTTGTCTTATCCAAGCCGACATCTTCAAGATATGTTGTTTCCACTCCGCCGTACTCAACGAGAGCATATACTCTGATTGGGTGAAGAAATGTTTTTTCAATGGCCTCGCCGTATACCGGATGGAAGTTGGTGCGAGACATGTCAATTGGAAAGTAAAGGACCTGTTGGCCGATGACCCTTTCAATAATCTCATCATTGACTTGCTTAACAAGGTTTCGCTCCTTCTCTCCAAGAAAGAGAGGAGGCGGTGGAGATGCGGGTTTAGACCATTTGTTGTCTTCAGACATTTACTTTCCTCGGAGCATACGAACCTTCATTCGTCTTTTGTTTTCATTTACGGACTGTGCTGGGAAGAGTTCTTGCATTTTTGCTTTGAGCGGCTTGGAAAATGCTATAATTAATTCAGCCATTTCGTCTGAGTCGTATTGTTCCAAGAGAGCAGCAAGAGCAGCCTTCTCACCTTTTGTGCTTACATCATCTTGATCAAGTTCCATACGGAGATCAAAAGAATCATCAACCTCACCATCTGGGTCGTCTTCAAAGATCTCTTCAACGGAACTATAACTATCAGGACCCGTAATTGTGAAAGAAATAACCGTGCCGTTCCAACTTTCTTCATTACCAGCAGCGATTTGACATTCTTTGTTGATCTCGGTTACCAGAAACTTTTGTAGAGCCTCGTCTCGTCCCAACATTATCAGCAGTTCAGCAGCCTGTCTTGGAGTGTATCCACCTCTTTCTTGAAGAACAGAGAGGTCAATTGCAAGAGTTGAGGTGTATGTAACATCGGTTAGAATCTCAATGGCTCCAACATAATCGTAACTGTTATTTTCCTCTTCCCACTCTTTGTATCGTTCCGCGGAGTAGGCGTCAGAAACTTGAGTCAAGTAAAAGTCGGAGTCATCAATGAAGCCACGGACACCAAGAAGTTTGGTGGCGACTGTATCAAAGCCGTCCTCAACATAAGGATCGGTTGCGAGAGAAAGAGACATCCCGCCATTACGGCTGCTGTCTTCAAGATATTCCAGCATGCCTTGTAGATTTTCAAGAGTAAAGGGATCTCCAATGTCTCTCGCCATTTCTTGAAGGTTGGGGTATTCAATTCTCAAGAAAGGAGATCTAAATGTATAACCACTGATGGGATCTTGCCCACCAGAAAAAGCATCAATGATTTCTGGCTCAATTATGTCGTTTCCATAAGGCAAAGAAAAATTATCTTTATAGTCAACAAAAACTTCATTTACTTCTCTGAATTTATTGGCGACATCTGTTTCCTCTGGAAGTCTAACATAAACTAAAGGAGCAACAGAGTCAATAGAAACAGAACCATCGTAGTCTTCATCTACAGATACTTGCCACCACCAACGGCCGTCCATACTAGCATTTTGAGCGATGTTCTCGGCTTCTTCTTGTACTTGTCCTAAGTCTTGGCCTGACATCTCTTCATCTGTTTGTGTTCTGAGTTCGTTCTCGAGCGTTTTGTCGTACTTCAAATAACCATAAGATACAAGCTTAACAGGGTCTAAATCAAGAGCAGAGGCAAACATTAAAGGAAGGTTTTGACGAACGGCCATTCCGGAATCTTCATAACTTCCACCAAATCTTTCAAAGTTATCAAGTTCAAGTATAGTGCTGCCGTCTTCAACACCAGCAACCATATTTGGAAAAATCTTTTCAATGTCGTCTTTTTGAATGTTCGCAATGTAATCTCGGACATACTCTTTGAAACCACCAACATCAAGGCCATAGACCTTTTGATCTGGTACGGCAAGCGGAGTCACATTCCCTGTATCTGGGTCTGTAAAAGCGCCTCGTCTGATTCTGATTCTTGATCGTGGCTCAAGAACACCTTCGCCACGCTCTTCATCATAAAACAATTCTTCATCTTCATACTCGTCAAGAGTTTCTTGAGTTGGTTCCATTTCATTTTTTTGAAATTCTTCTTCGGTCACAACATAAGAGATCATTCCATTTGCATAAGCCTCGGCAAGAGCACAAATGTTAAACTGATCAAAGGTTCGTTCGCCCACTTTCCTTGATGGAGGAGAATGACATGATGTAATCTCTGTGAAGTCAGACATTCTATAAACATCAACAGGATGTCGTGAGAAAATAACATAAGCCGGCTTGTAGAGTCCTGAGAACGCTTCCTGCCACTTATACATTTGTGCTTCGTCTGTTGTTATCTGGTAATACTCTTTTGCTTTTTTGAGAATGTAATCAGATAAATAAGAACCTTTTTTAGCAATCCTATCTAGTGGCTGGTAGGCTTCTGAAGGTGCAGCATACATATGTACAGCATTACTTAATCTAACCGCAAGAGGAACTTGTCGCTTTTGAAGTTTGTCCCGAGCGGCGACCAATGCATCCAACTCTTCATTTTCAGCAAGAAACGACCAATCGCGTGGAGGCTCAAGTTTATCGCTCCCACCAGAACTGCTAAACCCGCTTACTTTATTGTTGGCTTCTCTAACAGCATCTGTGAGTTCTTGATACTGATCATACATTTTTGGAAGAGTTTCTTCAAAAGCTTTTACCATATTTTTGATAATCTTTTGCAATGTTAAGGTTATTGTTTTTGTTCTTGGCGTACTATCAATTTCAGTTAGATCTTTCGTTGGTCTTACAA